AGGCAAAGTGTAGCCAATTGAAGGAGTAACACCACCACTGTTTATACCCATCTGTGCGTTCAACAAACCTGCTGACATAGGGACTTGGTAATCAACTGTTGCTCTGGTAGGCCCACTAAAGTTAACGTCAAGGCCCTCTGGTAGCCTCCCAGGCACAATGTCGCCTATCCTAGAGGGAAGGTCCATCATCATTTGAGTTGCGTCTGGAGCGGCCTTAGAAGCCGCCATAGCCCCTGCTCCCATAGCACCCGTTGTAAGCTTGTCCTTTAGATAATCTACAGCCTGATCTCTTCGTTGAGGATCACTAGTGGGAATGCTTTTAGCAGTCTTTTCAACATCCCCTAGTATTTCTGCCGCCTTGTCAAAAAACCCCGCCATTACGCTGCGCCCCTTGCTATAGCTGCACCTTCTTCAAGAGCAGCAGTTCCTATGTTTTGATTTTGTAGCATATTAGCAATTTGTTGTATTGCAGCTATGCCCGTGTCAGCAGAAACTGTGTTTTGTGGTTGCGGCTGAACAGCAGCTTGGTCTACTTTTTTAGGGGCCACAACCGGAACTTCATCTTCCGTAGGAAACACCTGATCTGCTTCGTTCATGTACGAAGACAGGCTAGCAGCAAACAACCCGTTTCTACCAGCCATTACAGCATTGGCTGACTTCTGAGCTTTTTCTCCCGCACTTTTGGCAAACCCAGCTTTACTCTTTAAAATATCTTGTGGTGATTTACCACTTGCCAAACTTTTGTTTATTTCTGTCCAAACTTTACTGCCAGGAGCGAACTGCTTCGTTCCGTAGATAAAGGTAAGAGGTTTCAAAGCGCCTGGGAAATCTAAACGCATAATTCTACGGAAAAGACTAACAGGTTGTTCAGCAACAGACAGAGCACCTGAGTTAGGATCAATATTCAAGGCTCCTCGAATATTCAACGCTAGGTCATCCATACCCTCGTAAATTTCCTTGCCAAACAACTCTGTCATATTTTTAACGCCGTTGGGAGCACTCCTGGCATCAATCCAATCGTCTGCCCATGCCTTGATAGCAATGTTTTTCTTAGCAGCAGAATCTTCAGCCATTGCGCTTACAACTCTGCCCCAGTTTTCGCTAAACATCAAGTCTCTGTAGAAGTCAGCGTTGCGTTTATCAAGAGCTTCTAAAGAGCGCAATTGAGCTACCACTTCGTCCAGGTTAGACTTGCTTAGGTTTGCTCCAACGTCTGCTGTCCTGGCAATAAAATCTTGAGCTTCCTTAAAGCCCATAACTAAGCCTAGCTCATCAGCAGCTTTGGCAGCATCGTCTGGAGTACCCCTGATTATTTTGTTTAGAATCTTCTTGTACTCAGACATGGACTCAAGTTGGAACAACTGTTTCATAGCTTGTTTAGCTTTAGCATTGCCCACACGCTTGAGCATTGTGTCTTCAACAGCGTTGATTTTTTTCAAAGCTTTCTCAGCCGCTTTAACACCTTCTTCAGGGGACCTGGATAAAGCTGAAAGAATACCCTGTTTGTTTTCCCTGATAAAGTTTACTCCCAACGCACCTAGAATCTGTTCCTTAGTTTCCAAACCTATTGAACCACCAATAGCATTAGGACCAAACGCTCTGTCAAGCTTGTCTAGCAATGTTGCAAACTCAGCGCCTTCTTTACCGTTGACAAACTGTTGCAAGTATACCTGGGAATCATCCGTTCCTTTTCTCGCTATCTGGTCAAACAACCCGTTTTTGCCTCTGTAGATGTCAGCAAATTGAGAATACTCTCTGTTAACCTTTGCAAGTTTCTTTTGAAAACTAGCTGGTACTTCAGACAAACGTGAAATTTGATTCTGGGTTGCCCTGGATATTTCAAGGTTTTTACGAACAGTCGAGAAGTTAGCTCTTTTTGCATAAGACTGACTACGGATTACTTTATCAGCGTCTAACAAATCTTGTACAGTTATGGAGCTTCCTTTGTAGTTTGTAGCCTCTCCTTTTTTATTACGTTTTGCCTTGACGGGAGCAATACTACCATCTTCTTTAACTTTTATACGCGAAGTTATACGCCCGTGCAAGTCACTTCCTCGCCCAAAAGCGTTTACAACATCATCTACACTTAGACCAGCCTCATCAGAAACTCTTGTTAAAAAGTTAGCTAGCCGTTGTTCTGATATTACTTTGCCGTCTAGGTTTTTAAACTGGCCGTAGTACTCAGCGCCGTCAAAAGCTTTCATGCTTTGCCTATACTGGGCTAGCAACTTTTGCTGCGCTAAGTCTTTAAACCCTCGCAAAGTTGAAGCAGCGTTGTCCAACTTACCCATAGCAGAGTTGTTAAAGTCCGACAGTTCTTTTATAATGTTTTTACCAAACTGCTGCTCACTTTGGCTCAAGTTTGCTTTTAACTTAGACAAGGTAGTAAGCTCGTCGTCACCTAAGCGCCTAGACTCTATGACAATACTACGATATTTGTTCATAAAGTCCATTGTCTTTTTGGCAAAATTGTCGCCAAGTTGTTTAGTACCTACGCCTTCAATCTTGGTCAAGATGTTTCCAGCTATGGTGCCTTCTTCACCTACAAGTGTGCGGAGACTAAGAAGCATAGCATCGTCATCCCCTACTTGAGCAGCTACTCTACGTTGAGCTTCCATCATCTCTTCTAACTGCACAGGACGCACAGATTGAGTACCTGGAGCCATGTCTTTAGACGCAGCTTTGATCCGGTTGCCTACACTACCAACTGCTGCAAAAGGCGCTCCAAGAACTATACTGCCGAGACCAACTACCAACCCTTCGGTACCAGCGTCTTGCAGAACTTCACCAAGGGATTCACGCTGAGTTCCCCTTAGTTTTTGCACACCCTCTAGTCCAACGTTGGCTACAGCATCACCTACACCTGCTCTAGCAGACCTAGCTATAAGACCTCTGCCGGTAAGAGAAGAAAGCAGTCCTCTGGCTACAGTGGCTCCTGCTACGCTTGTACCAGGAACAGGTATAAACTCTGCTGCCAGTGCTCCTGTACCTACAACAACTTCTGGAATAATGTCTACCAAGTCATATACAGATGTGTTCGTACCGTCTAACATTACTTTACGGTCATCTTTCGGTTCTATACCAACTGCCCTTAAACCTTCAGGCGTGACAAAAGGTTGGCCGCTAAAGTCAGCTATGCCCCAATTACCTTTTCCAAATGTACCGTCAAACTCAGCTTTAATTTCGTCCGGGTTTCCACTAGCTAAAGCGTTACCAAAACGAGCGCCAAAATCTCCAACACCGCTCTTAATATCAAATTCTCTTTCAATATCAACAGCAATGCCACGTTCAATTGCTTTATTAGGTAAAGCTCTTGCTATGTAATTAGTTATCTCTCCGTCGGATAAACCGTCAGGAACGTTAACTAATGTACCATCCCAAAGAGTTACTGTTTCAGGCATTATTTATTCCTTGTAAACAACGGAACATCACGTTTTACATCACTGTATCTAGGTAAGCCGTACACAGAAAGCTTACCGCTTTCTAGTTTAAGTTTTTCTTGAAGCTCTGATGCAACGTTGGCGTAAGCTTTTTCTAGTTGATCAATGTTTGTAAAAACTCCTGGGTCTGGAATAAGTTCTTTAATTATACGCTGCTCATCTTTGTTAGCTTCTCTTCCAAACGCCCTAGAAGCAATAAGTTGTTTTCTAAGTTCAGCTACCCTGTTCTGTAAACTTTGAGAACCTGTCTTACCTAAGTTAATGTTAAAAGCAGCGGCTATATTATTTATAGCGTCTAGACCAGCAGCAGCGCCACCAGTTGTAATTGCCGAAGACATAATTCCTTTAATTTTATTTATAGTTTCTAAACCTCTTTGAGCAGAAAATATTGAATCATAAATTTTAGATACTTCAGCACTAGGTTTAACTTTACCAGCTTTGGCCAACTCTGCTTCGATTTTAGCAGCTTTAAAAGCGTCTTCTTGTTGCTTCTGAGCAGCGGCTGATTCCATACGCCTGAGAGCAACTTCTCCACCAGCTTGTTCCGTGATAAAGTTACCTCCAAACGTAGGCGTGGAGTACAGAGCACGATCCATCATTCTATTAATCGCACCGCCTAGCAGTCCAGCAAGGCCACCTTTTTGTACGCCAGCCTCTGCTGGGGAAGCAGGAGGTAGTAAACCAGCCCCTGCTGGAGACACAGGTTGGTTCATTGGCACCATTGCTGGAACAGGCCGTTGAGGCACATTACCAGAAAAACCCGGTTCCGAAACATCTGTAAAGACGGGATCATCACCGTAGTCTACTACAATTTCTTTAGTTCGACCGCCGTTACCGAAAGTGCCAGCAGGATAACGACCGCCGTTACCGAAAGTGCCTCTAGGATATCTTTGATCAACCATTACAGTAACCCTCTTCCACCGCCAAACAAACTATTAAAAACATTCATCTGAGCTCTAGTCCCCATAGCATCGTCTAGTAGCTTGTTTAAATCTACAATTCCTAGACCACGTTGTATTTGATTGTAACCTCTTGGATCGATATCCTGAAAACCTCTCCTAGTTGGTCTCTGAACATCAGTCCGAACAGCGTAAGGAGATGACTTTTCTTGTGCCGCCGGTTTAAACTCGCTGTAGTCTCTTTTAGGTTCTTTATCCTCTATCTCTTCTAGCTCTTTCTGTTTTCGTTTGTAAAAGTCAGAACGCAATTCAGAAATTTCTTCACCACTTAACGTACCAGCGTCCGGTTCTATTTCTTTTTGGAACTCTGCTTCAAGTTCTTCGGTGCTAAATCCCTTTCTATCATCACTGAAGGGATTAAAGTCGCTGCCAAACATTTCCAGCTTTTTTGCGCTAAACTCATCACCAATATCGGACAAGCTATCGGCAAAACTACCTACTCCGCTGCTAACAGCACTTACACCTTGTTTTAGAGTACTACCCATAACGACCTACCTAAAAAGTAATCCGCCTAATTGCGCTACCTGTGTTGCTACACTTGGCTGTGCAAAGGCTTGGCCTTGCACACCTTGAGAAGCCGATTGATAAGTAGTGCTTGTACCAAGACCAGCCAAGCTTCCAAGAATATTAGCAAAGTTGATAGCTTGTTTGCGCACTGCTTCCTGCTCTTGCTGTGTCAGACGTGCTTGGTCAGCCAACTCAGCTTGAGTGTAAGCCTCCTGCGCCTTGCCAATGGTTTCTTGAATCTGCGAAGGAAGCATTTGTACCTGAGCCGCTTGGCTAGCAAACTGAGGCAAGCCTGTCAAAGCAGCGGTCTGGCGTTTTTCAGCTTCTGACAACGCTTGACTCAGACCTGAACGGGTAAGCTCTTCTCTGCGCTGTTGTTGTAACCCAGCTAAGTCTTGCATAGCTGTGCTGCCCAGAGCATACTGTCCAGCCTGTATAGCCTGTTGCTGCAAAGCTGCTTTGTCCCGCTCAGTCATACGCCGTGCTTCATCAGCCAATACCTGAGTCCTAGCTCTGTACACAGGATCGTCTGTTAGACTACCAAACGCCGTCTGCGCTCTCTGCTGTAGAGCCTGTTGACCCATCTGCCCATAACCAGACAACCCTGCGGCAACATCTCCGTAACCTTGAAGAGCACGTTGAGTAGCTTCAGACTGTCCAGGGGTAAGAGCACCAGTGTACAAAACTGGAGCTTCTGTAAACACCTGTTCCAAAGTTGGCAAATAGTTTTTCAGGTAAGGCTCTACTTCCGCATAGGGCTTTACTTCACCGCTTCCAGTCACGTTCGAAGAACTCGGCACCTGAACAACTGTTGGTGATGATTCAAATATTCTTCCCATCTTATAGTTCCTTTAGTAAAGTTACGTCTTCTTCTTTGTAGCCCTGTTTAGACAAAGCACGTTTCCAACCTTTTCTACCTTGTACCCTGGCATACTTGTAGCCAAAAGATTTGTAAAATTGTTCACACATTGTAAGACATTCTTTGTAGTCAGCTTTGCCACCTATGGCTTCAAAGTTGATAGCATGTGCTTTAGGATAGATTACAGCGCCTATCACGCAACAACCTACGATTTCATCTTTGTCAAAGCAGAGCCACAAATCAGCCTCTTTTTTTAAAATCCTGCTGACAATATTTTCTACACTTTGTAATTCAGTATTGCCTTTTAGAGCAGAGTTTTCTATATAGTCCCAACAAGCTAGTACAAAGGCACGGTACCCTGAACAATTGTTATTTACCAGTCTATAGCTTAACCCAGCTTCCGGCTGAATTGTAAAAATAAATTCCTTCTCCTGATCCTGGGTCCCAGCTTGTTCCATCAGCATATCTTATATCACCTTGATTAGGTTTTGTTGGCGCTGTATATACAACATCCAAATGACCGTCTTGCACTGAATCTAATACAGACTGAACGGTAAAGAAATTACGATCTACAGATGCTCTGACTTCTTCTGCGTCTAGCGGAGTAAGCTCTGGAGTAAATCGTATATACTCTTTAACCATTACCTATCTCCAACAACTTCGGAGATAACGGTATATCCTGAAAGATCAAACTGAGTATTAGCCAAACCTTCTATCTTAATAGCCATGAATCTTCCACGGACTCTACAGTCTATTTTTTCGTCAGTGCCTATGGTAAACGTAACTGGGTCTTGGTAGCTTACGCCTTCATTAGGTCTTATTTCGGTACCCACGCTTATATTAACCGTACCCTGTCCTTCGAATCTTGGATAGATTTCGCTAATGTCCCTTATCATAGAAGCACTACCAGTTCTTAGACCTATACGCTCAATATAAGGACTGACATCAGCACCGTCAAAGGTCAAACCAGAATCAGCTTTGTATAGCTTAGTATCATCCGTGCCGCACATAAGCAAAGAGAACACAGACGGGTTGTAGGATTCTTCTGCCCATTTGGTAGTAGGCTGATACCAAAGTTCTGTGGAGCTTGCCCAAGTGTCGCTAGCCACAGGATTAACTAAGCCTTTGGCAATGTAGTTAACGCTGGGAAGTTCTCTTATCGACCATGTGTTATCCAGGTAGTTCCAGATTAATGCTTCGTTAGGCAAACCGTTGGTAGCACCTGTTTTAGGATAACAAACCCAAACTTCGTTCTTAGCTTGGTTATGGACAACAAACGTTTTGTAAAAGTAAGTAGAATCAATCTGAGAAAAAAAGTATCTTTTTACAGATTCGTCAACAATGCTTTTAACAGAGCTACCGTTGAAAACTACGATATCGTTAGTAGTAACAAAGACGTGCTGGTTGTTGTTTATCTGAGCCACAGCGTCCCTTGCAAACAAACCCACGTCTTTAAACTTTTCTCTTAGCGTAAATACAAACGTACCACCAGTGTAAGTCAAAGAGTAAATGCTGTCTTCTTTGTAGACAATGAGCTCATTGCCCAACGGCAAAGCATTTCTAAGATGACCCTTGGTAGCACCTACAGTAGTTTGCGCTGACTCACTGGAAGTGCTCCCAGTGTTCCATGTGTCAGTACCGTTGTCTGCTGCACCTTCAGGAATAGCGTCACTCCACCGTATAGAATAAGGCAGAAGCGTACCATTATCGTTTAAGTTAAGAGCTATCAGATGATTCCTGAACGGAACTATCACTTCGCACTTTAGCGTAGACGGCCAGTTTGGAAGGTCTGTAAACTGAGAACCA